AATACTAGAGCCCTGCACTTTGAGTCATGCCATTCTACCGGAGGCGTGTCTACAGGAGGAAGAGCAACAGGCGACCAATCAGGAATTGCCAGCGCCGATACCGTCGACCAATCAGAAGAGAGAGGAACAACAGGATGGCAGTGAGTCATCACAGACTACAGATCATCGACCACATCCAAATGCCAAACACAGCAAACACCAACCAAACATACAGCCGGTTTAGCCGGTTTTTCTGGAAGCCTTCCAAGGTAGCACGGGCCACTCCTTCACAGGTCCCATCATTCCAGGCCCATGGATTCAAATGTGTTAACAGAAGGGCGGGGCCCTCTCTTTGCTCGGGGCCGCCGGGATGGAATCTACGCAGCGCATAGCGCTGCTACGATTTACAGAGGGGGGAAAGTCATTCATGTGCTAAAAAATTGACAATAAAACGTGTTCAATAATTAATATTTATTGGCATTGGTCTGAATTCTTTACACATGTCATTCCAAGTCAGATATGAGGTCATACGACGGTACAACGCAGTAGGGTCGTAGCCCTGAAAATGATACCACTCTGAAGCAGCTACATTAGAAGTAATGTAAATCCTCTTAGCAGTAAACTGCACAAATGAGCCCTTCACAGGGACACGATACGGGTAACGGTCACATATTTTCAAAAGTTCGTCGAACTTCAACCAGCCGTAGAAATCATCCAGGATCACGTCCTCTTGTCCGGTGTATCCGTCCCACCATTCGCCGCGTGGTTTGTAGTAGGCTTCTGGTGCTTGTTCTCGGGCATATCTGGACTTGCCACAGCCGGGGATGCCCCAGAGCACGTGTACTTCCGTTTTCCAGTCACGTGGCTTCTTCCATCCAAAGTCGTCGATGCAGGCCAAGATCCCTCGCTTGTACTTGGCGTACACCAAAGAATGAGAATCCTCAAGCGCTTTGATGTCTCCTCCATTAGCTCGGACAGTGGCCAAAGCATCCGCCAGATCGTTCCTCTTCCCTTGGCCTTGAATCTGTCCATGTTCAAAGGCAACCTCTTGCTTGGAGCAGTAATCCTTGTTATGCTGGTCGTTGCCTTTGGCTTTCTCGATGTGGGCCCGGGGCAGTAGCTTCTTCACACTGTTGAAATGCGTCTTCTTCTTTAGATTAATAAAACCTTGTGAATGTGGGGTCCCATTCTCACCCACTTTTTTGCCCACGATCAGATACTTCGACACACTTTTGAAATGCTCTTCTATGAACTTGAGGTCCTCCTCAGTATAGTTGTTCAGTGTGAAGCACACGCGGCGGACGGAAACCTTCGACATTGCGTAATTCCAACCTTGGAAGAAATACTTTTGTGCCTATTGACTTATACAGTCTTCTGCCGTCTTCCAAAGTGCAGGGGT